GTGGGAAACAAATGATTGAACTAATTGCAATCGGAATAGTCTTAAAGATAATTGAACTATCAACTTCGTGGGATGGTATGATAACTCTTCCCTAGTGGTGGAAATGCCCCTGTGGTGGAATAGGTAGACACACAAGACTTAAAATCTTGAGAACGTATGTTCGTGCGAGTTCAAGTCTCGCTGGGGGCACCACTGCGAATCACCTTGTCCGATTCGTTCTGATTCGGCTAAAAATCCTTTTCCCTTTCAAAAAATCCAAAAATCCGACTCGTAACCCTTTGATTTTATTGAGAAAATAAAGTTGAAAAAAGGTGTTGACTCTTGTTCTAATAACAGGTATAGTATATGTATAGTGAGAGTTAAGGAGAAAAACATGACTATGACCTTTGAAAATTTGACCACCCTTCAGACTATTGTTGAGGAAGAAGTTGAGTGGATGTTTGGTGACGTTGTTGGTACTGGCCAAGGTATCGGTACTAGTGACATCGCTGCTTGTATGAACGCTTGTGTTCCTGCTGTTAACGGACGGTTTGAGATTGACCTTGGTATCATGCGAGGTATGATTAACGATGCGTTGTGTGCTTTAGAAGAAGGAGTTGCTTAATGGATATGGCACAAACTATTGGTGGTGATACTATTGTCAATGATATTGATATCACTACGTTTGAGGGAACAATCATTGGTGACTTGGTTGTTTATGAAAAGGGTGGTAACCCACTTGATGGATATACACTTTATGGTTTTGATGAAGTTGGTATGTTTGATGATGAGTTTACTACCCCACAATATTGTATGATGGAGATTGGATAATGGATTACATAACACAAATTCAAAATGAGTATATTTACTTCACTGATATGTTGAAGTCAATTGAGAAGATTAAAAAGAAAACGCCAGGCAATGGTTTTGCAAAAATGAAATGCAAAGAACGAATTGCCGAACTAGAAAAAATATTTGATGAAATTGATTATGCAGCACAGGTGACTTATGACTAATACAAAAACAATCGTGGATACTCTATGTGACTTTATCGCTTATGTAGATTCATTCTATAATGAAAAAGATGGTGTCTACCCTATCAAGGGTATGACTAACTCAATGGTTATCAAAGGTGTTCAAACCTACATTACTCAAATCGGTGAGAGCGAATCACTTGAGTGGGGTGATGGTGATTCGGTTGACCGTGAACGAGTTCGTGACATTATCCTCGCTGACAATGGACTTCAGTGGGGATAAGTCCTTGATATTGTTGAGTAAAAAAACTTCAAAAAAGATGAAAAAAGTACTTGACTTGTTATCATAACATTGATATAATGACTATAGAAACTGAGAGAGGAAATTAAATATGGCTTACATTTCACAAGAAAAGAAGAAAGAACTTGCTCCTGCTATTAAGGCGGTTCTTAAAAAGTACGACATGAAGGGTACTATCGGTATCAATCATCATAGTTCTTTGGTTGTTAATCTCAAGGAAGGTGTTCTTGACCTTCTTGGTGATGCACAGAAACACAACGATGAGTATGCTGCAATGAGGGGTCAAAAGAGTTACCCTGTTGGTGACCACCTTCAAGTCAACACTAGTTATTGTGATGAGTGGGCTAAGAATGAAACAATCGCTGAGTTCTACAAAGAATTGATTGCTGCTATGAAAGGCACTGGTTGGTACAACAACACTGATATTATGACTGACTACTTTGACATTGCCTATTACTTAGATGTCAATGTTGGTAAGTGGGATAAAGGTTATGTCTTGAAGGAGGCTGCGTAATGATGAATGTTCTAGGTGGATTTTTAGTTGTCATGGGTTTGTTTGCAATTGCAGGCAGTGCTGGTGATTGTGATGGGAAGTGTATGGAATATGCAAACACATGGGAAGAAATGTTTATGGTTTTGACTATTGGGTTTGCACTAATTGGAACAGGTGGGTTTATTCTTTTTAAGAAAAACACTTGACTTTGTTCTGTTAACAAGTTATAATGAAATAGAAAGTGAGAAAATAATATGGGAAAAGTAAATGCTTGGATTATGGATATGCAAGAAAGTGTCCATGCCGCTATAGATGCTGAGTGTGATAACATTCAACAGGTGATTGGGTTTGTTAAACAAGACCCAGACGTTGCTCATGTAGATGAGAACTTCGTAAAAGAATACTACAACGAATGTATGGAGAATATGTAATGGGTTTACTAGTGAATGTTTATAAGATGAATGGTAGAGATTGTACAAACGGTGGTGTGTCTGCAAGGAACATCAAAGGTCTTTGTCTGACTAACGTGCCTGGCCCGTTTGACCCATCTGATGATTACCCTGCCGCTGAGTTGGTAAAACAAACTTTTGGTTTTGGTTCTTCAGTGAAAGTTATTCCAGAAGAAGCAAAAGGTAAACAGACAATGATGGGTGGTAACTATGCCGCAACATCTGACTCAAGGTTCAGTGAGATGATTGAATATTTTCTTGGTCACAGTTTCTACGGTGCTGTTCCAATCCACGATAGAGTTGAATAGGACAATGCATCCGTAGCTCAGCTGGATTAGAGCAACGGTCTTCTAAACCGTAGGTCACAGGTTCGACTCCTGTCGGATGCGCCAATAAAAGGGGGAACAATTCGTTCCCCCTTTCTGTATAAATAATCTAATAAAGGATTGTTTTAATATGCAGAATTTTTTAGGTAGAGATGGTTTCATTTGGTTCACTGGTGTCGTTGAAGACAGAGATGACCCAGATAAACTTGGTCGTGTTCGTGTACGTTGCGTTGGTTATCATACAGATGATGTAGAGAAGATACCAACAGCAGACTTACCTTGGTCATGGGTTATGATGCCAACCACTACCAGTGCAATGGGTGGACTAGGTGAAGGTATGCCTTTCATCGTTGAGGGTAGTTGGGTTGTTGGTTTCTTTCGTGACCCAGACCAAATGCAAGAACCAATTGTTATTGGAACATTGCCTGGCGTTCCATCTGAATCACAAACTGTTGATAAGGGTTTTAATGACCCTCGTAATGAAGGTGCGACTCAGAGTGAAGAATTATATACATACAAACCAGACTATGGGCCGTATCCAATAAGAACTTCCGATAGTGATATGAGTCGTTTGGTTAAGAATGACCCAGATAATATTCATCCAGAGATTGAAGAACGTGATGGTGCGGTAACTGAAGAAGTACCTACCGCAAACGAGAAAAAGATTTTAGGTGATGCAGACTTTACTATAGATATTGCATCGACATGGACAGATAAACTAGCAACAAACACTGACCTTACTGCCGTCACATGGAAAGAACCAAAGACTACGGATGATTCAATCCGTGGTGCAGACGCAGAAGGTCGCAACCCAGAAACAAAAGAAGATAGAGTTGCTCCTTACAAGAGAAGGAACACTGAATATCCATACAATCGTTCCTTTGAAACAGAGAGTGGTCACATTGTTGAGTATGATGACACACCCTATGCGGAAAGAATATATCAGAAACATAAGAGTGGCACATTTACAGAGATTGATGCAGACGGAAACAAGGTAACAAGAGTTGTTGGACAGAACTATGAGATAGTTGCTGGTAATAACTTCTGCAATATTAAGGGTGATGTTAATCTTACTATCGACTCAAACTGCAAAACATATATCAAAGGTGATTGGGATATTCAAGTTGACGGAAATAAGAATGAAGTTGTCAAAGGTAATGTTACAGAATCATTTGGAACTAATGTTGTTCTTAATACACACTCGACAACACTAACAGGATTTAGAACGAAAACAATTCTTGGTCTTGAGAACGAAAACGTAGTAGGTGCAGTCGCCCACATCTATGGTGGAATTAAAACAGAGACAGTCGCTGGAGATGTTTCGGAAACATTTAGTGGTAATCAAACCACAGCGGTTTCTGGTAACGTGGACATTGATGCGTCAAGAATTGATTTGAACTAGGAGAGAATATGCCCGCAGTAACAAGAGTAGGATTAGATAGTCATGTAGGTCATGCAAGCCCTACACCAAATCCATTTCATAAAACAGCATACGCATCTGGTTCTGGTGATGTGTTTACGAATGGTGCATCGACAACTAGGATTGGTGATACTACAGGATGTGGTGACCCAGCAACAGGTGGTAGTGGCACAGTTTTTGTAAATGGTATTGGTGTTCACAGAAAAGGTGATGGAACTGGTGGACATGGTTCTTGGGTGCCGAATGCATCTGCATCTGGTTCTGGAAATGTTTTTGCTGGTGGGTAAAACTGACTAAATAATACAAAGAGAGATAAGGGATAGACATGGCAGTACAATCCGCATACAGAGATGCACAATCAACAAATGATTCAAGTCGTAGTGCAAAGGTATATAAAGATTTAAATCTTAATTTTACAAAGCATCC